CTTGGCGATGTCGGTGTCGTCGGAATCAACGATAGTCCAGGTCTCACCAGCGCCAGGGTTGGTGGCGACAGTCGAAACTTCCTGCTCGTAGCCCAAGCCGTCAACGAAGACGCGCTGGCCAGGAACCAGATCACCCGCAGCAACAGCTGCAGTGAAGGCACCGGTGGAGCCGATGGTCTGGGCACCGGAAGCACCGAAGCCAATGGCAGTGCTCGTGACGATGACGTCGTTTGCATCCAGAACCTTGGTGTCGTTTGATCCAACTTCAATGGTGAGAGGTGTGCCAGTCACAGTCAGAACACTTGTTGCAACACCGGAGAGGGTGAAGTAACCGTTGTTCGTTGGGTCCTGAAAGCCTTCAAGCTTGATGACACGACCAGAGGTATACTGCTTGGTCAGGTCGTTTCCGCCGATGACAGTGATCTGGGAGGTCGAAGTGATAGACACAATCGAACCCTTGTTGCTGTCGAAAGTCATAGGACGCGACCATGCACCCAGGAGGAAGCCCTGGAGGAAATCATCGTTGGTGCCTGCGGAGAACTCGCCATTCAGCGAACCGCCTACAGATGCAGCAACTTCAACGATAGAGGAAACCATCCGGTCAGCGCGCAGCTCTTCAGAGACAACAGTCTCTTTCGAAGGAACTACAGACGAGGCGGTGAGGCGCAGCTCGCGAGTTTGTCCAGAAGCTGGGGTTGTGCCCCAGGTGGATTCTGCGATGGCGCGCAGTACCGCGCGGTTGGATTCTGCAGAGTTAATCGTAACGGCCATTTTAGAACTCCAATGCAGGCGGAACTGTACGAATACGTGATATTGGCCGAAACTACCACACGTTAACCATAAGTGTCAACCTTAGGTACCGTCCTTTTTGAACTCCGTTTTGACCGATACTGTCCAGTATCCGTTCAGCACTCCTCGCGCCTGGGTATCCACGTTGAATACCCGAAGGTGGCCAGCGTCACCGGACAGCTGATATGACTTGTCAGCGATGGAATCAATGGTGTCGTCGACGATCTTCCAGCACTCATCTGAGCCAGTATTTTCAGGAACCATGACGTTAGCGTTGACGATGCCCAGCTGACGCCAGCGGGCGTTCTTGCCGATGTTGGTCCGGAACCGGATGCTCGGGATGAATGCGATGTGGACCCACGGCAAGTTGATGTTAACCGGGTACGGGTGGTTGTCCCCAACGATGGCCAGGCCTGGGTTGTTCAGCAAAAGATACGCCTGCATCTCAGCTACGATCTTCGTCCGTGTTGCGCGCAAACTCACTTCATGTCTCCTTGCATCCTGGCGCGGGCGATCTGCAATGCGATCTTGGTTACCCCGCCAGGGTTACGTGCTCGGCCCGGTGTGGGGGCCATTCCATTATCAATCAAGTCCCACTTAGAGGGAGCTACCGTGTTCTTCATAAACATGTCACCAAGCTTGGTGCTGGCGAGATGCCCTTCCAGTTCAGACCAGGCTGCAGCCTCGTTCGCGGCGCGGCGCGGTTCAGCTCCCATAGCCATTGACCCGGTTGCGCCAGGCGGGCCAGTGCCGATGGCAGGCTTCGGCGCAGACGTTGGGCGCTTGCCCTTGGCCCACTGGTAGTTTCGAACCGTCTCTCCACTCCACACCGGTGTCCGTTTCATGAACTCTTCCATGATGATTCGGGACGACATGTCGACGCGGCTGTCGGCTTCTTTATCCAGCTGCATGAGTTGCTTCCGGAACGCCTGCATGGTCGCAGGGATGCCAGTAATTTTGACGCTGCCCATTACGACCTCCGGATGAAGATCACATGCACAGACTTGCCCGGTACTCCTTTGACGCGCCGCACATCCCAGCGCTCACTGTCGATGATCACATGATCCTTGACGGTGGGCTTATCGATGGGGAGGGCGTCGTAGTTTACGACGATCTTCTGAGTGGCGGCGTCTACGCCGAGCCAATCCACTTCAGCTTTCGTCAAGCCCGCCAGAATAGCCAGGAATGTGTAGTCGGTCGAGGTGACCGAGATCGTGTCATTGATTGCGTCGAAGGCAACAGCGCTGGTTACTTCGGGAACATGGGTATAGAGACAGGTGACCCGGAGGTCCCCGGTGGCTTTAAGGGCTGTGGCAGCGGCTGCCTTAAGCGTGGCGTTGAGTCCCATGTCATGCCTTTCGGATACGGTTGAACGACGTGGTCCCCGAAAGGAAGCTGCCGAGGCCGTTCAGAATGTAGTTGATCTGTGAAGGGATGCGCCCCTGTGAATCGCCTTCCTGGTATTCGATCTCGATGACGTCAACAACGATCTTGCGCAGGCGCTCGATGTCCTGGCCGACAGTGATGTCCTCAGTGTCCAGGAGACGGGCGATCTCGCACGTTGCGTCCTTGACAGCGGTAGGCACGATAGTTGTCAGGACAGCGAGACGGTCCCGGTCCACAACACACTTGCGGGGCCAGCGGAGAGCTGAAAGGTCGACCTGCTTATAGCCTTCCCACTGGGTGCGCGCGTCGAGCACGCGGGTGGCCAGGCGCAGGAGGGCTTCTTTCTCGGTCGCGTTGTAGGCAGCCCAGGTCACGGAGTAGACAGGGACGATGCTGAAATACTCATCAGCCTCTGCTTCAGAGACATAGGTGTTTGCGCCAGTTACCAGGCCGGTACCGTCTTCGAGAATGAGAGCCATTGGATGTTTCCTAAATGAGGTTCATCCGAATATAGCAAGAAGCCCCCACTCTTGCAAGCGAGGGCTCCATGAATAAGTCCAGGGGGCTTGTTCTTACTTTCCTTTGGACTTTGCTTTCGATGCAGACTCAGCGGCAGCCTTGGCAGCAGCCTTGGCGTTGTCGACCTTTTCCTGCTCAGCAACCAGGGTGGCCATCATGGCTTCTTCGTTGTCGTCAGACTTGTCTTCAGCAGCAGCCTTGGAAACCTTCGGGTCCATGTCCTCAGGTGATGGATCGCCAGCTTCGTCTTTCGGGATGGTGGCGTCAGCAACTGGCTTCTGCTCACCAACTACTGGCTTCTGTTCTTGCGGCTCATCAGCAGCGCTGTAGAACTTGAAGCCCAGGTTGTTCACACAATCGCGAGCGTTGGGCATTGTCATGTCGAGGACTTTGCCGTCCTTGTTCTGTACTTTTACCATGCGCATGGTGGGGGATTCCTTTGATCAGGGTTTGAAGTCCGAAAACTTACTTCATATTTCGGACAGTGTCAATTAGCGTCGAGGAGCTTGGCTCAACCACGCGGTGAAGTCGATGGAGTCCCCATCAGTAACCAGATAGAACATCGACATGAACTGAGGGACCCAGCTCAGAGCCTCCACCTGTTCTTTCCCGAGGATCGAAAAATCTGCAACGTATAGACCAGGACGGTCAAAGAAAATCTGACGACCTACAGAGGCAGAGTTAGACTGCGCCGCATCGTCAGCGATACGCAAGATGGCTGTGGTTGATGTAGCGGAAGCCACTGTCAGGCTCCGCACATGGATGTTCAATCGGAACTGTTTACCGATAGGGAAATCGCTGTTCCAGTAGGAGGACAGGCGATCAAGAACCACGCTGTCGGTGATGCCTGTTGTGTTCGAACCAGATGCTACGATAGCGCCCGCAGCTGAATCCCGGAACGTGATAGATGGATCGAGATCGACACCAGTCGCTGCGTTGAGTTTCATGTCTTCACCTTAGATGTTGTGAACCTGGGACACCCAGGCAGAGTAGTTGACGGAGTTTCCCGCACCCAGGGCGTGATATAATCCAAGGTAATTGGGAGCGCCGAAACCGCGAGATATAGCTTCTTCGTAGACTGTTTCAGTCGTGAAGGTCAGCTCCATGAATCCTGGCGCGCGCGGTGTTAGAGAGCCTACTGAAATGATGTCAGCCAGGGACGCGGCAGGTGTGATAATAGCAAACACACTCATCAAGCCGGAAGTGAATGTAGCCGCAGTGACATGAACCCCAATAGTAATCTGCTTGTGAGGAATCTCGGTACCGGCCTGCCAATGGGCACCAACCAAACGGTTCAATGGGAGGTAGAGATTTGCAGCGGTTTCTGCCCCTGTCACCAGACTTGCGTCTGTTGCCCGAAGCAGAGCATTGGGATCGACGTCAAGTGCGCGAGTTGCTTTAGAGAACATGATTTCTTTCCTGTAAAAAAAGGAGACCAAGGTAAACCCCGATCTCCCATTTGCACTCTCCGAGGGCGCGCCTGATAACGCCGTGGGAGACTGTTGCGTCAGCCGTTAGGCTGTTGCAGACTGTACGATCCAGGCAGCATACGTGATCGTGTCGGATGAACCGAGATCGATAAACACGCGCATGTGCGACGGATTGGCAATGGCCAGGGCCAAAGTATCCGCATCAATCGGAACCGTGTAGGTCCCAACTACTGGGTCAGAGAAGGACTTGACTGCGACAGCCGAGCCCATATCTGCTGCGTCATCGACCTGCACCTGCAGGGAGATGGCAGTGGTGACCGAGGTTGCCTCGACTACGACTACGATATCGAAACGCTTATCCGCGTTTTCTGAACCGTCTTCCCAGTAAGCAGCCGAGAGAGCGTTAATGCTCAGCACAGAACTTCCGCCGTCCGCAGTCACTGCAGCCGAGCCGAGGGCGCGGAACAGAGCTTTTGGATCAACATCATAGTTGTGCTTCACCCGTGAAGTCATCTTAGACATATCTTTACTCCTTGAATGTCAAAGTGAGAGGCCTAGGTAGTTGCTGTTACACAACCACCGGAGCATCAGAGATGGACCAAAGGCGAGCAGCGGCACGTCCGTGCATGATAGCCATACCAATCAACCAGTCAATGCGGGTACGCTTGACGGGCTTGCTGTCGATCTCACCGAGGTCTTCAACATCCATGATGCCGTTCTGCAAGCCAGTGATCATGCCTTCCTGAAGGGAGACGATGTAGATCGAGGTTGCAACTGCACCAGGGGTACCGTTGTTCGACGCTTCGTTGAAGTCGATGATCCGCGCACCCAGGTCATCGTAGTCGACGATCAGGATAGGCAGGTCGTTGTAGACTGCAACGCGTTTGCCGAACTCGTTCAGTTCGAAGCGGATGTCACCAGCTACTGCAGAGTTACGTGCAGATGCTGTGAGACGACGCCGCATGGCTTTTGACATCAACAGATGAGTTGGCGAATCGACAGCGTCGATTGCTTCATCCAGGTTTGCCAGGGACAGTGGGTCACCAAGGGTAGTCGTACCGTTGGCAATCAGCTGTGGGCCGGTGATGCGGTTACGGAGACCGTCGAACTCGCGCGGATCAGTCTGGCTGTCGCCATTGATCAGCTTACCAGTGAGGTACAGGCTGAGTGCCTTAACCTTCATGGCTTCGTGGGATGCACGAACGCCTTCGCCGCGTGTCTTGATGATCGCCTTATCGACGTCAAGATCGCCACCGGCGATGCGGAGGACTTCAGTCTGTGGGTTCAGAATGCCAGTGCTTTCGCTGTAGGCTTCGTTGTAACCACGGAATGCAACTCCTGGGAGCTGGCCTTCCTGGTTGTACGAAAGCGATCCACCAGGGATGTCTTCGAACGGGATAGCAGCGAGCAAGTCACTGTTCTCCGCGAACATTTCGATGACAGACTGACGCAATACGTCGCCGTCGTTGAGCTTGGAAGCTTCGTAGAGAGTGAGTGCCATGGTTCAAAAACTCCTTGTTGGACACCTAATACGTGGAACTTTCGTCCCGAGAATCAGGCTTACGCTTAGGTGTCCAACACTCCAGGGAGTTTTAGACGCCCGCTGCGCGAGCCGTTTTCAGTTTCTCTGACCCAGAAAGCTTGTCCCAGTTCTCTTGCGAGAGACCGCCACGAGACTTTGCAGTGTCAGTGTCACCAGCGTTTCCGCCAGTCGAGTCAAGAGAGAAGTGAGGAGCTTCCTCGCGCAACTTCTTGGCCCATTCCAACGGTGTCATCGGTGTGACGCCGTCAGCGCCGTAGACTACCGTGTCGTCTTTTTTCGCAACCACCTTGCCGTCTTCACCGACAACGAAGAGACTGCGAGCGCGGGCCAGAATGTCAGCCAATGCTGACGGGTTCAGTCCCGAATCCTTGTTCAGAACAGCTTCGGACATAACAGCGTCCAACCGCGTCTGAGTAAACTTGCCTTCGAACTCGGTTCCACGAGATTCGGCAGCTGCCAACTTCTTGCCCGATTCAGCGAGCTGTTCTTCATAGCCCTTCTTCACGGCGTCGAGTCGGCTCTCAACTTCTTTTGCAACGGCATCCGTGCCTTTCAGCTTGCCGTCTTCAACCAGTACTTTGGTTTCGCGAAGTTCCTTAAGTTCGGCTGCGAACTTTACAGGGTCTTCACCAACCAGCGCCGCGAGAGGTTCAACCTGTGCTTTCAGAGCATCGCGCTCCTTGATCACAGTGACGTTGTTGTCGCGAAACTCATCCAGTTTTGTCTTGAGGACGAGGTCGACATCAAACTTGCCGTTGACTTCTGTGGCTGCTTCCCGAAGTCCCTCCGGGATGGATTCTTTTGTCTCGAATGATACGATAGGCATAGTCTTGATCCTTGTTTCCGCTGCACCGCGTAGGAAAGTTGGTGGACCCCACCAACAGGGATAGGTTGGAAAGTACCTGCGTTAACTATACTTGTCAACCATGTTTATGAAAAAATTACCGGATACGGAACCAAACAGCTATAATCCCCGCAGCTATGAGCATTGCGAGGAGTGGATGCGCGGTGGTGTATGCGGTTAGGGCTGCCAGGCACAGAACGATAATCGTAACCATGGTCACCTCAAAAGATTACCAGACGGCACGTTTCTAGGCGCACCGCCTGGCAATGGGGCATCGGGCAAGGCTGAAAGGAGGGGAAAGGACCCCGCCCGACTACAGGAAGGTAGTGGAAGGTAATGGAAGTGTCAAGACACGAACGGGATATAAAGGCAACGCAGCCATTCGTCTGACCGGCCCATCTCAAACACTTCGCTGCCTGCCATGCAGAAGTGAGTGTTGGCATCCTGGCTGGGGCGAACGTCTTTGTAGGCGATGAAGTATTTGCCCTTTACGCGGTATCCGCCTTTGACTTCTTCAACCTCACCTTCGCGAGCCGCGCGGCAGTCTTTCTGGTTGCAGCAGTACAGATCGTACCAGTGCGACTTCGCTCCGACGTCGTGCTTCACTTCAGCTGGAGAGGCGGGGCTGGCTGACAAAAGTAGAAGGAGCAGTATCGTGACTGCTCCTTCAGATGATTGCATTACGGACATGAGTTAGACCTTGTTTTTGAACACCAAGGTTTTCAAGATATCCTTGATGTCTTCCAATGTCGAGGCCTCATCGATCATTTTGTAAATATGAGTCTTCAAAATATGCTCGCGGGCCTCGCTCAAGCTCATGCCAGTAGCGGCGTGCAGAGATTTGATCTCGTGGATCATACCTACGCTCGCTATTACTTTGCTGAGCCCAGGGGCCGGAAGCCGGTACCCTGGGCCTGATCTTTCTGGGACCCGCATCAGCGTGTGATACGGATCGTGTGGTCGATGCCCCGGTTCTGTGGGTACACATACGTCACAGACCGATTGACGAACTCGACTGGGTTGCCCTTGGCATCAAGGGCTTCGCACCAGACTTCGTCATGGTTGGCATGCTGCGCGATTGCGTAGCTGTTGCAGGCGAGGAGGGACGTGAAGCCGTCCTTCAAGACCTGGGGTGTTGTGCTGCCAGCCAGTACGGCGACAACAATCAGAGCGGAGATGTTCATAAGATACCTTTCCTTTCTTTCACGCCAGAGGCGTTGCTTTCAGTGAAGTTTCTTGGTGGTGGTGCGGGCAGATTCTTTCATGTCTGCCTTCTGGGCCGCCTTGAAGGCTTCGTACTTCGGAAGCCCTGTCTCGGCGTGGTTGCCTTGCGAGATGTTGCGCAGCTTGTACCGCATGCCGTCCATCTGCTGCCAATCTTCTTCAGGGATCGCGTCGGAGTGATCCAGAAGCCAGTCGGCCAGATCGCGGGTTACGTCAGACCGAGTTTTGTCGGTCGAGATGTGGTTGCAAATCGCCTCCATCAGGATGTCGAACTTCGGCGGCTCGAATGCCTTTGGCTCGACGTCGCGATAGTGCATGTTGCGCAGGAATGCGTAGGCCAGCAAGTGGCCTCGGATGACCTGACGCATCTTGACATGGGTGATCTGCTTCCACTTCATGCGGGATACATAATCTTCCAGATGATCGGCGCGGGTATCCTTGAAATCCTTCGGAACGAAGTCGCGCCACGATGGGCCTGGCTCTTGCAGAGGATCGTTGACCATCTGGTCCAGAACACTCAGCGGGAAGTTGGCGTGATGCTTCGGATGAAGGCGGGCGTAGCCGCGCTTCTCCTTGGCCATCTCCTGGCGACCGAAGACCTGTCCAGCGGACATGACCTTGATCGCGCGGCGGAGAGTTTCAAGCATGTTGATTTGTTCATCGGAGTACATGTTTTTTCCCTTTCTCATCGTCAATGGTGAAGGCCTTGAAGCCTTTTAACTTGTGCTTCGTGATCAGGTCTGCAGGGACGTAGCGCTTCCAGCCTGGGTATTTCTTGAGTAGGCGCTTGCTGCGTTCCACGGATCGAGTGATCATGAACTTGTCTGGTTTAGTAACACAATACGTCATCGTATTGTCACAAATATCGACATCATAGTTAACGGATTTGTACATCCCGTCGACGTCGAAGCCGATCTGGCAGAAGCCCCAGTCGCAGTAATGGGCGACAGACTCGGGCCCGAACTCGTCGATGCCCATGCCGATGAAATCGATGGTGGGCATCTTAGGGTTCTTGGGAACCATCTCAAAGTGGCCGCAGAAACCGGTGTTGTCGCTGCTATCAGCTTCGTCGTATATCTCGCGTTCGAAATCATCGAAGCTGGGAGGAGCATTGATGAAGCCGTCCATCTCTCCCATGAGGGACAATATGTCTTCAGCGTCATCGTAGTGGAAAGCGATGTCGACATCCTTGATCGGCCTGCCGTTCAGCGTGTCGCGCACCGCGCCGCCGTACACAACCGGGGGACTGCCCAAGTCGCGTAGGCGTTCGATGATGCTGCTTGCGAAAGCCAGTTCCTTCATGAGGCTTCTTGCTCAGGAGTCACGATGGCCAGGCGGATGAAGCGATAGTCGTTGTCACTTCCGATACCCAGGAATTCAGACAGGTCACGGTAATAAATCTTGGAGAACCCGCTTGTCCGGTAGGCTACCATGGTTTGCCCATCGCTGTCGTTGTTGGTGCATTCGCCAACTGATACGATATCGTACAACTTACCTGACTTGATGTGCTTATAGACATCATCAGGCTCAGGTACTGAGCGATTAATCCAGGTAATTTTTGGGGCAGGTCCGGCGTTGATAACGTCTTTCATGACATCTCCTTTCAAAAGATGGTTGTCCTGGGAGGTTTCGATCCACCGTCTATGCCTTATCAGGGCATTGCTCTCCCATTGAGCTACAGGACGTCACTATCGTGAATTTCTCTATGACAATTGCAGCACAACAAGATACATTCGTCAAGGTCAGCTTTGACGGTAGCCCAGGCTCTAGTCGCACTTCTGTTGGCCAGCGCCATATCTTTTTTCGAGGGGTCTGGGTGGTGAAATTCCAGGGCGTGCATGGACTTACAGTACCCACATTGAAAGCACTCCCCACCTTTGTATTCCACTGCCTTTCTCTTCAGGTTTTTACGCCACCTGGTGACACCATCAACAGAGCAGGCCCTACATCTCCAGCGCTTGTCTTTGCGGATAACATGGTCTGTCATCCCATGATGTTTGCACTTCATCTTCATCAGGCATCTCCATTTGGCTGGAACGGTAGGGATCGAACCTACGACATCTTCGTTAACAGCAAAGCACTCTACCGACTGAGTTACGCTCCAATAATTGGTGGACCAGGGTGGACTCGAACCACCCGCCTCCGGCTTGCAAAGTCGGCGCTCTCCCAGATGAGCTACTAGCCCGTTAAAAACATGTGTGTGTACCTCCCTTCCAAAGAAACGCGAATCTAAGGTCGTTTACTACATTGAGGCTGAGCCGCGTATAGGCACGGCGCACACACAATTGGCCGCGAGTGCGGGATTCGAACCCGCGATCTTCTGGGTATGAACCAGATGGGATTATTGACCAGACTTCCCTAACTCGCGATAATAACTTTCTTCCGTTGGGCACCCAACTACCTCACCGGATGTACGCCGGGTCGTAAGTCGCTTTTCGAAAAGGCACATCTGATTTCTAGGATGCCCAGCGGAAGAAAGTCCAGTTCTCTCCCTGTAGTCACGCCTCGGCTGACGTTTGCCATGGGTACTAAGAGGCCCACCACCCGTTCAAATAAGTGCCCAAGCGTTCTGTTTCAACGCTCCTGGGCGGCGCGCATGCAGCTAGTTAGGCTGCAAGAAGTACCTGGTCAGCAGCGACGTTGTCGTTGGCAGACTTGAGGTTCATAAAGGTGCCAGTTGATGGCTTATAGCATACTTCAGCTTTTGCGTCCGTGCCTGTCGATCCTGTTTCACCCCCATCAAAAGCTCACGAGAAATTCGGCTTTCGCGGTTTACCACTGTCGAGGTCCCGACACGTCGTGAGCTTGTGGTGGAGGTGTGGGGTACTGCCCCCCAGTCCAGACATAACTTTCGTAGGCTTGTGGGGTTGCCCCCGCGTTTGCTACGAGACGGAACCTACGCAAAAAAGAAGCCCCTGTAAAGGGGCCTCTCCATTTTAACTCAGATATGGTTAACAAGTCGCTATGCATACTTGCCCAGGCGGTCGGCACGCCATCGTGCAAATCTTCGGGCAGGCGCGCACATAGTGGGGCGAGCGGCCCAGTTAACTGCAAGAGGTGCGAGGTTCGCCATGGACAGGTCGACATGCGACATCCGCCCAGGCTCGTTTCTCTTCCTACTTTTTAGGTGCCCCCTTCTGAGGTGTCCCACCCTTCGGTACAAACCCCCCCGATGGTTGGCCGTTTTGTGCTCCCTGTTTCTCAAGCTGCTTGGCCTGCTCCGCAAGTTGCTCAGCATCTGCATCATCGCGCTCCTTGTTGATCTCTGACTGCTTGTCAGGGAACCCTGCCTTGCGCGCTTCGGCGTCTGGCTGGTTCGGGAAAGAATGCATATCTTCGAGAAGCTTCTGGAACTCTTCCTGGGACATATAATCAGGAATCACTTCAGACTTCCTCAGGTATTCATAGACTACCTCGATTGGGAGGATGCCGTCAAGGTACATTTGATGGATGGCACGAAGTTCTCGCGCGCCGATGCTTTCCAGCAGGAAATCCTTGTTCAGTTCTACGGTGGCCTTAGGCGCATCTTCGCCAGCCCACCACATGAACCAGTTGACCAGCTTGGTCAGGGACTCATCTGCAGCCGAGGAAATGTTCAGAAGCAGCGACTGCTCGTTGCGTTCCTTGACCCGGACCTGGTTGTCGGATTCAGATGTGCCACCGGCGCGGATGCCCAGCATGCGTCCGCCGAGGGAGCTGATCTGTGCCTCCTTCTGGTCGAGCGCTTCGGACAGGAACTTCAGGCCGTTGCCGTTGAATTCCAGGAGTCCAGGCTTGTCGCCCTGCTGAACCACCCACACACGGGATGGGCCGATCTCGAAGTCACCGGATTCACCGGACGAACTCTGCGCATAGTAGATCGGGAAGCCGGTGTAGAAACGACCATGTTCCAGATCGGCGTAGGACCGATAGTGAGAGATGTTCAGATAACCGACGTCGAGCAGTGGTGGCCGTTCAGGCGCTGGGTCGTTTGTCATCATGCCGAAGAAGGCGAACGGGATGAAGTCAAGAGGCTGCCCCAGGCGCAGTGGTGTTACCGGGTAGCCTTTCTCCAGGTGAGCCTCGTTGAACGGGTCAGCGTTCTTGTCCATCTGCTTATATAGGAATTGCTTGTAGACACCGTTCACCAGCTCCAGCACGCGGTAGCACGCGTAATCATTCCAGCCCTTGTTGGTTGGATGCTGGACAGAGTGGAACTCGCGCAGGACAACCTTGGACGGCTCGAAGCGGCCTTTCTTGATGGCCAGCTCCCAGGTCATGATGTTCTCGGCGATGTATGGAACCACGAACGGGTCGTTGCCCGCTTCCGAGGACATGTCGACCAGGCCTCCGTAACGACCAATCAGCAGGATGTCGTTGATCACGATCTTGGCGAACATGGGCAGGGACATGCCGAAGCGTGTGAATGACTTGAACTTCTCCAGGAACTTCTCTGACACACCTTCGATCCGCATGCGGCGGTGGAAGATCGTACCATGAAGCGCGGACACCGTGCGGTTCACGGCGTTGTAGAATGTGGCCCGGTCCTTGTAGGACAGGTACTCATCTGAATCCATGGCTTCCATGGCAGGCAGGTACAGTGGGCCTTCCCGCTTGACTTCCCGCTCACCAGCGTAGCAGTCACGCATCAGCTTCCAGTCGGAATACCAATACTTATAGTCATCGTGCGCCCACGAAGGGATGTGCTTCTGCAGGGCGTCGAACTGTTTCTTCTGGGTATAGAGGCGGGCCATCAGCGCTTACCTTTTTTCGATGCTTCTATCAGGACGGAGGCAATCATCAGCACGAGGCCGATGGCCAGTACACCCCAGATGATGATAGGGTCAACAGAGGTAATGAAGGGGGCGTCAGATGGGATCGCAACCTCTTCTACAACCACCACCGTTTCACCCTTGGGTGTGTTGGGGTTGTCGAAGATTGCCTTGACCTGGGAGGAGACACACTGAACCTTGATCTGATCATTGTTGACCAGGTTGTCCAGCTTGCCCTTCCACTTGACGCAAGACCCGTTAGAGCCGTATTGGTTCCACTTAGTCACCAGCGCCTCAGGCACATACACCCAGGCGTCGTTAATCTTGACGTGGACCGTCATATACGTGGTCATGGGAAATCTCCAGTTGAATACTGGAAAGTAGCCTATTAACCATGCTGTGTCAATTGATGAGGTTGCGGTCTTTCAGGGACTGCCAGGCGGACTCGAATATCTCATCCGTGATGTTGGGGTTTGACAGCTGGACGTTTGCCTTCGCGAACGATTTGCGCTGGACTGCAGCTTCTTCGGCGGTCATCTTGTAGTTGCACGCCAGCTGGATAAGCTTGGCCATTTCAGCATCAGTCAACATACCCGCTCTCCGTTTACTTCGATCTCGTACTTGGTGATCTTCTTGCCACGCCGGTTGATCTTGGTGATGGGGTGAGCCTCGATATACAGGACTTCGATAGTCGAAGTCTGAGATAACTGTCCATCTCCGATGACCTTGAACTCCGAGAAGTCCGCAGGAACATGCATGCGGAACTGGCGCATGCCTGTCCGGGCTTTGATCTTCGCATGGGACTTGACGCGCCGCCATTGGTCCCAGCTGAGTTTGGCGGGGGTCATCCGTTTCTCAGCTCCACTGATTCATCGAAGTCCATCCAATCGCCAATGTCGTTTATGGTGGCGATCAATCCCATGGGGAAGTCCGAATCGTTTGATCGAACGACCAGGCCCTCATCCACGTCAAGCATCAGGATAATGACATGGCGGGACTCGACCTCGGTCGGTGTGCGTTCCATGAGGCGAGGGAACAGGCGCTTGGTGCGCCCATCCCGTTCGTTCTCTACACTGTAAATCAAAGCGGGTTCCTCTCGGCGTAATCGTGCAGGGCGTCCAGGTCCATGAAGATGCGCCCCTGCTCGTCGATGTTGCAGTCAGCCACGTCGATCTCGACGATGGCGTTCATGGCGTAGGTGGCGTCGAGCTGCTTGTTGGGCTGCTCTTCAAACATCAGGTCTTCTTTCTTGATCGTCTTCTCCTCAACCTGTCCGCGCCGCGCGGTATTATCAGATCGATACTCAGGCCCACCAAAGATGTTGTTGGTGTTACCATCAGTGGCGGCCTCTTCCATCTTGCCGTTCTGGCGAAGCCACTCAGCGTACTTGGTCGCTTTGATTTGGTAGTCAGGCAGGGGCCAGCTGATCCGCTCGGACCTCAGGTGCTCAAACGCATACCAGTCAATCGCAGCGGCAACATCGCCTGCCACCATGTTGGCGAACACATTCTTGTGCTGGTAGAGATAGTGACGCAGGGTCACGAAGTTCAGGAACAGGTCTTTGATCACGTTGCCGTCAGGGATCGCCCCAGTACACCAGTTGGCCAGCACACCCAGGAGATAGCCAGTGCGGTACCGGTGAGGGATGCGGGAAGGGTCAATGTGATCCCCGTACGGGTGGGGGAGATACGCCCACGGGTTCGCGGGTGAATCTGCCATGGTGGCGTACCGGCGCAAGTTGGTGGCGACGTACTTCTTGTTTTCTTCAGTATTTTTCATTGTGGTCTCCTTGTAGACTATTTCGTCCATGATTACGTAGTCTGGGCTGTAGCCTTTTATCATCAGGCGTTTCTCGATATCAGAGAAGTCGAAGCTGTCCCAGAATCCTTTAGGTGGTGTCGCCATAGCTTACAGACCCTGGCACCCGTCGATGTGCTATTTCATCCACTCTTTCAGGTCGTCTACAGTGTGGCAGTCCCCGAAAGCCATCTGCTTGACCTCGAACGCTTCGGCATTTCCGGTGATCGTGTTCTAGCATCCTTTTTGAACGAAAAACAACCCGAAAGGGTCGTTATGGTTAATTTTCGACATCTGTGAAGGTTTTTCGACCCGATCAGGTCTTTTTGAACGAAAAAACCCCCATCTTCCAGGGAATTCCCAGAGAAACGAGGGTTTTTCAGTTTTCCAACCACTTTCGCAGGTGAATTACTTTTCTTGAAGCTCCGCGAGTAGTTTTTCGGCTTCAGCGCGGACTTTCTTGTGCCATTGCACCTTGTGGGCGTAATATCCGCCGATGGCGCTGGCAATACAGAGTAGAACTGTGATCATGAGAAGGCTTTCTCCTTTTCTGGCCGTTATTCGGAATCCTTGAGAGTACTCTATGGCGATAAAGGCGTCAAGGGATATTAGATGACTTCGTCAGGATCAGGTTCGAAACCTTCTGGCATCTCAGTGAACGCCAGGAAGTCAATTGGCACAACACCAATTTCGGAAAAGAATTTAGCCTGGGCCTGCTCCTGGGAGTTGGCCAGCGTGTAGAGGACGTCGCCCTCGGCTTCCATTTTCCAGTATCGCATTTCAGGCTCCTAATGCTATGAGTTCGAATTCAGGCAGCCAACCGTTTGAGCCTCTACCTGGAGGGACGCGCACACCATCGAAAGTGTATTTGCGATGGCTAGGGGCATAGACATGTAGCCAACCGCTGCGGTCCTGGCATACACGCATCTCGCGTCCTTTGCGCATATTTCCAATTGTCTTGATGACGCGAACCATATCACCAGCCTTCAGGCTCCGAATGTTCAACATAATCTTTCCTTTCAAATTGGTCAAGGCGAGAGGAATCGAACCTCCGCTCCAAGTGCCCAAGACTTGTGGACTACCACTATCGTACACCGAGAAAACACATACCCCCTCGACCCAGCCAGTGTGGCGTACGCCGAGGGAGCATGCTGGCGTTGGGTTACTTCTTGTTTCGCTCTGCAGCGAGTGCGCGGTCACGAGCCTCTTTCGGCTCCTTGATCCACGCGGTGATCGGGTCATGCAGGGTTGAGCTGTAGACGCACATCACCAGGATGAGCGTGGCGAGCACGACCAAGAGAGGAGGCCACCATGCGCCAGGCGCGTATGAGCCAAGGGCCCAGAGTGAGGTGGCGGCCATGAGGGCAAGACCTGAGGTCAATGCAATAAAGCCTGTGAGGGCGCGGCCGAAGGTATCCATGTCGTAATCCTTTCAAATTGGAGCGGGTAGAGAATTTCGAAATCTCGCGCATGGGTTGGAAACCCAATGCTCTGCCTCTGAGCTATACCTGCGT